AAACATACTCAACAACGATGCGACCAGCACCTGCTGTTAAGTCATCTACTGAAGGAGTAACTTTTAGTTCACCAGCTGCAGCACCAATTGTTTTACCAACTAGAGCACCTGCACCAGTAACTACATTACCTGCAGTACCAATTGCTGTTTGAGTTGCCTCAGCTACAGTAATTAGACCGTCAGCATCAATTACAGTACCACCAGCTTGATAGAGACCTACGTCTAAATCAGTAGTAGTAGATGTTGAAGTAAAGGCTACGTCAACATATAATTTAGCTGAAACGATAGTTGCGTTAGCTGGGATAGAAAGTTGAAGACCAGTACTTCCTTGTGAAGGAAGATCATTGTAATCAAAATCCCATACAGCTGACTTAATAATACCGTTCTTTGTTGATTGTTGACCACCAAACTTACCGTTTGTTGTTCTAACACCATAGTAATTTAATACACTTCTTTTACCGTCGAGTTCAAAACCCATGTTATTCTCCTTAGTATGTAGAACCGCTAGTTAAAATAACACCAAGTGTATCAACACGTTGGGCACCGAAACCGAAACGAGAAGTTACTTGATATTTATCAGCACGTTCTTCGTTATCTCTCCAACCTTCAGTCTTAGGAGCACGTCTCCAAGCATGCATGATTGGTTTTGTTGAGTCATCAGCTACGCACATAAATACGTTAGATACGTCACCGATTTCAGCTGTATCGTTTGCTAAGTTGTATGAAGAAGCGTTTAATGCTTCTGTAGCAGTCTTAACAGGTAAACGATTAGAAGTCCAAATGTCGAAACCAAAGATGTTTCTAACAAATTTGTGATCTTTAGCAAAGCCTTCTGTAACGATACCTTCGAACATTGGGTTGTTAGATACGTTAACAAGGTTTGTTAAACTATTTAATGTTGCTTCAACGATTGGATCAACAATAGCGATACGGCCTGCTGTAGGAACATTAGCTTTATCAAATGCTAATTTCATAGCAATGATATCAGATAATGTCATAACGCGTGTAGATGCAGAAGCACCACCAGCTACCCAACGATGTGGACGGCCGTTAACTAAGTTTACGTTAGCGTTAGTTTGAGCAGCGTTAGCTACAGATAAGAAACGTGATTCGTGGTTTTCACCAAGAGCACGTGTTGATTCCATTGCACGCATAGACATTAATGAGTCTACTTGAGCACCATCTTCACGGAGGTCATCAGATACTTTCCATGCATCACCAACATAATCAGTGATACCTAAAGTGATTGTACCTGTGTCGATAGGGTTAAAGTTTAATGGTGTATCTTCAGCTGCATCTTGAATTGTTACAGTACCAACTGTTTTAATGTTTAAAGTAGTGCCAGAACCAAAGTCTGATACATCTCTCCACATACCTTCAGGTAGTAAGAAATCATGTAAGTTATCAAGAATAAACTGTGAATACTGTTGTGCCTCAATAAAGGCAGTTGTATTACTAGTTAATTGTGACATGTTTTTTCCTTATTATTGTGATAAATTTAATTTAACTTTTTCGCCAGCAATCTTCCATGCATTGACTAAATCTTTAGTAGTCGCTCCTTGCTTAACCCTAGCAGATAACTGATTTGGGTCTTGCTTATTACCAAGAGTTTCTGTATTAACTGAACTAGTTGGTTTACCTGCTACTGGAGCAGATGTTCCTTCTAGACCAGCAAGTTTTAGTACAATCTTGGGAGAACTAGCTGCTAAGCTATTTAATTGTTGTACAGTTAATCCACTATCTCGAGCAATAGTATTGTAGACTTCTTCAGCTTTTTGACCATACTTATCAGTAAACTTACTTGCTACTGTTTCAGCATTAGTCTTAGCTGCTCTTTGTCTTTCTTTTTGCTCTAAGGTTTGATCAACTAATTTCAATAATTTATCTTGATCAAATTCAGATCCAGCAGAGGTAATCTGTGGTTGAATTCCAGACTTAATTTCATCTAGAAGTTCTTCAGTAGTTTTACGTTTAGTGAGTTCTTCTCTTGCAGCAGCTAATTCAGACTCTAAAGTTTGAATATGCTTCTGAGCATGAGGAACTGATTTTAACGCATCTTCTACAGATGAATACTTCTTACCATCTCCCACTAATTCAGCAGCTTCTGTCGGAATCTGGAATACGGGTTGTTGGTTATCTTGGTTCTGAACTTCGTTGGTACTAGGTTCAGCTATGTTATTGTCTTCAGACATTACTTTCTCCTTTGTCAGGTAATAAAGACTGAAGTTTTAGAAATGCTTTTTGGAAGCCTAATTGATAAGCTTGATATTCAGCCCAAGAAGGAAGAGAGAAATTCTCTTCATCTATACATTTACGTCTAGACAATTCAACTTGGTCAGTGATATACGCTTTAAGTAAATCGAAAACTTCTTGTTTTGATAAGCTTTTAGCTTTTTCAGATTTTAAATCCATAGGATAATTATAACATACAATTACTTAAAAGTCAAGTAATATTTGTTACATAGCCTCTGGAGGTAGCTCACCTTCCATTTGAGGTTCTAAAAGATCCTCTTCAAGTGGTGTAGCTTGTTCAATTTGCATCTCTTGTTGAACTTGATTTACAAGTTTTTGAGTTTCTGCTTGCTCAAATATAGCTGCATTATCTTTAATAAATTCATACTTCTCAAAGCCCATATACTCTTCAACCATTTTAGCAAGACGTTTAGCTGAAACATGTGGAGCAATAACTTGACCCATTGGACTATTAAAGATACCAAGCATATTCTGAATAAGTTGAGCTCTAGCTGCAAAGTGTCTAGCTCCAATAGGACGTAGTTTACCTTTAGCTGTAATGTCTTCTTTAGTAATAGAGATAAAGTCGGCTACACCAAGATCATCATCCATTACTCTAGAAATTTCAGCAATATCAAGATTACGTCTAGCCATTTCTAACATGGTATTGAGGATTGGTTCAAGGAACTCAATTTCAAACTTGTTAATCTTGTGTTGGAATATACGTCCAGCTGCATTCTGTAACTGTTGAACTTCAAAAGCAGTTTTTTCACCAGGAGTACGAATACCCATAGCTTCTTTAGGAGCACCAGCCATCTCTTCCATAAGAGCTAGTAAAGCAGCAATCTCATTATTTACTTGGAAAGCTGCAGCATTCGGAGCTAACATTTCTACAGAACCATCTTCTGGTATATGAATTGTTGTTTCTGGACCCCATTCAAAAGGTTCTACATCTCCTTTAACAACCATAGGAGGATGAATAGTAAGATCCATAGCATCAGCTTTTAAGTTCTCTAAGTGGTCAATACGATACTGTAGTCCTACTAAATTATCTAAAGGACCCATGCAGTATAGATTATCTGGTCTTTCTCTCCAACCTACATGATGTTTTGAGTCACGACCAAGCCAAGATGGATTCTCAATATTACGAATAATGTAACTTCTATCAATAATTGTAATAATTCTACGTTCTAGTAACTCACCTTTAACTTCATCATAAAGGTCTCCTTCAAACTCAAGAATTTCTACTAAACCTGATTGATAGTATTCTTGAAGAGAACCAAAACCATCTACACTAAATCCTTCAGCTTTATTAATATCTTCCATTTTAAATGCTGAAATATTTCTACGTACAGCTATAGCTTTTTCAAAAGCAGCTTCGTCATAGTTTAAATCTGTACGATACTTAATATCTTTTTTAAGTTCACCAACAGATTTTACATACCTTGTAAACTTAGGAGACTCTTTAAAAGTCTTAGCTGTAGGATTAAATACAATATCAAATGGTGATATACGTTCTAATTTAGGACCTTGATAAGTAGTAATCTCTTGATTTGTGTATTGATCTGTGTGTCTTTCATTTACATAAATAATATCTGCAAAGCAATTACCATAATCAATATAATCATAAAGAAGCTGAGATACTGTTTCTCTAAAATTAGATTCTCTTAGTTTAGTTTTAATATAAGACTCAATAGCTCTACGCTTGTTATGAGTAGAAGCTTCTAAGTTATAACCTTCCCACTTAACCCAGTCATCATTAGGAAATAAAGCATCCATGTAGTTAGCATGAAGATTATCTCTAATTTGAGTTAGTTTAGGAAGAGTTGTTTTATTCTTCCAAGGTAATTTAGAATTGGTTGTTTTAGTAGTATCAGTAGCAAATAGATAGTTACGGAGTTCTCTCCACTCTACTTCTTTATCATCACGTTGAATCCACCAATTATTATAGAGACCTGCTAAACGTTTTGCTAGGCCTTCTCTATCCATTAATTGTCTTAGTTGTGCTACTTTTCCAGCCATAATTTTTCCTTAGTAAGAAACTCCACCGAAGCGGCTATGAGTTACAATGTTTTTACCTACTGAAAATGCCCCAACTCTTTGCTTAGGAATCATTGCAATAGATATAGCATTAGCTAATGCATCTTTAATGTCATCATGAGGAGGATGAGCCATTGTTAACTCTTCTTCTAATGATTGACAGTTACCACCTTTATAATGCCAAATCTGTAAATTATCATACTTAGGTTCTAATACGGCAGCAATACGTTCGTACTTATCACCTAGTGACCTTGTTGGTCTAAACTCATCAATAGAAAGCGGTATTCCATTAGGTTTAAGATAACTTTCTTTTAATTCTTTAACAATCGTTTGTTGAGCTATAGTAACCTCAGCTCTAAGTTTTCTAAATCCCCATTTTTCCCAGGATTTTACAATATGCTCATAGTATTCTACAATTCTATCAGTCTTGAATCTATCAATATCTAGTATATAGAAGTTACCTTGGTGGTCAACACCTATAGTAACTAAGGCAGTATAGTCAGCCTTTTTACGAAGAGAAAAAGCAAAGTCAATAGCAGCATAAATATTAAGCTTCCTATCTCTAATATACCAATCTCCTTCTTTATTCTGGAGTATAGCTTTATCAAAGTACTGAAACTTATCTGCATTAATTCTTGCAGTGTCTTCACTATTTGGATTATTATAGTATTGAGCATAAAATTGTGTAGTGTCAATATACTTAGCTTTAATACGAGCTAACTCTTTATCATCAAATCCAAACTTCTTACCATCTGCTCGTGTCTGTTTAGGCCAAAGGAACTCTCCTTCAGTCTCAACCACTCTTTGGAACAACTCATACACTTCTTCTTCAGAAGCTATATCACCATCATCACCATAGATAGTTTCTTTCATACCTACCATGGTATCATATATATCTTTTGGATGGTATCTAGTACCTACGACCCATTCTCTAGCGCCCGGATTTTCAATGGAAGCAAGCTGAGAGTAAGCAGATTCAACTTTCTCACGACCATCAGCTGTATAAGCGTTGCCAGGAACAACAATATCGTCAAGAACCACAACGTCAGCATGAAAACCTGTGGTATTAGATGTAAGACCAACAGCTTTGCAAGTCGCATCACGAATTCCTTCCAATTTACGTTGAGGGTGGTCTACTGCAATTTCAGATACAGCCCATTTT